TCGGCAAAGACACATCCCTGCCCTTTCCGTTGCTGGCTTTGATATGACCGCCTTTCTTTTGGATGAATACACGCTTTCCTTCGGGTTTCTTTTGAACGACCCAATCACCAGTGAATCCTCTCAAGTCATCTATTGAACTAAAATCATAAACAGTATGTGCTGGGACAATGACTTTCTCAAACACTCCTGTTGGTTCATAATCGTCGGCTTTGAAAATGTCGCCATTTAGAATAGGAGGTGCGCCCATTTCATCAGTGACTTCAAGGGCCGGAATTGAATTGACCTTTGGTTTCAATGCGTGATCTGCATGTGTAGGGTGAACCATTCCCACATGGCCTTCATGGACGGTGCGTTGAAGAGTTTCAAACGGCCTGTCCTTTACCTCAAACCGTGTGCTATTGTTTTCCCTATCCCAATTGAATGCGAGAGTCGCTGGCATTTTATGTCCCCAAGCGTCTTTATCGCCTGTCAAATACACTGGCGGAATTGTAGCATGTGATTGAGGGTGAATTGGCCCAAGAGGCACTTCTTGAGTGGCAAGTCCTCCCCCTGCAACCATTGGAGCAAAAGTTGTCATATTTTCCAAACCTCCACCTCTCATCAATTGCATGTTGGCGGCTTTCGCTAATTGTTGAAGGTTGCCACGGGCGAGAGTGTTTCCTTGAATGTCATTTGGATTGGTGCCGTGCAACAATGCAGGGCCGTGTTCAGCCATCAATTCCATAGCCATTTTTTGCATCATTTGACCGATTAACACATCGCTTTTTTCATAATGGTCGTTATGGAATGTGTGGTATTCTTCATCACCGGGGTGTCTTTCCCTTGTAGGGCCAATTCTTGGTTGTCCTTGATCTGTGTGAGAAGAAATGATTCGTCCTAAACCATTTGGGTTTGTTGCGAAAGCGTAGGATGGGATAATCATGCGCTTGCCCCCGCCTTGTATTTCCGAGGGGTGCAAATGTGCGCCGTTTGACACAGACGACCAAAGAGAACGACGGCGTGGGAATGAACGCACATACGGATGATCAGAACCAGCCGCCCATCCCGTTGATACTGCCGAACGGTGTGGGTGCCCAGCCATCATTGGATGATTTGCTGTCATAGGGAAAAATGATGAACCACTGCTGTGGTATGCGTCTTCACTGTCATTCAAGGGGTGTTGTCGGTCAGCGAGAAACCCAATCATTTCATCACCGAGCCATCCTTGCATAGCGGCTGGGTATGAATCTCTCAACATTGTTTGAAGGGACTGTGCATCACGCCCAACCCCTCCCCAGTGTTGAAATGGCAACCACCAATGGTGGTTTGCTGACGGTTCAATCATGTTGTCATTTGGGTCAATCATGTCAGCATTCTTCACCCACGGTGATTTCATGTGATTCAAGCCGGAGGGTATGTCCTCCGCTGACACTGGCCCGTGCCTGTCGGATGGCCGTTCCCACCAGCGGGCTATGGGAATAAGACGCTCAAACCAATTGCGCTTGGCCCTATCCCACGAAATACCCGCAGAAGCGGTGAAATCATTCATAACTTTGCGGGCATTTGGATCTGTTGGCCCTTCGGTTCCTCCTAATTTTTTGAGAGTGTCCATGAAAGCCTCTCGTTGGTCGGAGGATTGCCATTCAAGACCAAACAAATATGAAAGCAAACCAAGACGACTGTTGTTTCCACTCCACTGCTCTTTTTTGGCTGAAATATATTCATCATCGTCAGCATAGGAAAAGCGGTTTTTGCGGTCAGTCATGTAAAGGTCGTGAAGACTTTCAGTAGGTCGGCCAACAATTTCAGCGTATTCTTTGGGGATAACTCCCATGCGCTCGGCGTCTTTCATTGATTTGATAATTGATTGACCTTCTTCATCCTCTTCAATCAAGTGCAAAAGGTGATCGACAAAAGCGGGTTCTCCCCATTCGGCTCCATGAAGTAAAGGCATGGTTGGTAATTCGTATGAAAGAGGGTGCCTTTTCCCGAAACGGTTCTTTTCACTCGCCATAGGCCAGTCTTGGGCGTATGTTTTTGCGAACCTTCGTTGACCTGCGATGTAGTCTTCATAGCCAGCAGGGAGGTTGAGTGTGGTTATTGGCGACGGATTATCCATGTTCTCCATGTGATATTGAGGTGGTGCCGTCATAGGGAGCATTCCGAGAATAGCCTGATCTTCTTTTTCAATTGAAGTTTCATCTCCATAGTAGTCGGAAAAGGCTTTCAAATACAAGTCTTTGTTGACCTCATGGTTTGACACCAACGACAGGAGTGTATCGGTTCGTATTCTCAAGAACTCTTGCCTATTCATGCCTAAACCTCCAATTAGAGGTTCTTTGCGACATTTTCCATAAGGGAGGCAATTTCCTCAATGAGTCCGGGATTACCATATCCTTTTCTCAATTGCGTGAGGCGTTCTTCAATTGGAGCGATGTTCCAATTGCCGTCTTTACGGTCGCCTCCGTCTGTTAAGTGCATGTGAACTGAACTGCCTTTTTCGTCATAACCTGTCTTGGCAAAGGCTGGCATTTTAGCGACTTCGCTGATTGCGCTTTTTTTCGGCGCAACAGTGTTGAAATCGGGGTATGTGCCGTTTGTTTGGTAGGCTCTTGCTTCAATCGGTGTTCCGCCGCTGTGATCCATGAATTGAGGAACGCTGTTTTCAACGGAGGCTTCTTGCTCATATTTGATAATGACACCTTTTGAACGAAGGAACTCGGCGGTTTTATCCAAAGAAAAATTGGATTCCATGCCACCCCGTCCTTTCAAAGTCGGCATTTTTTGTCCACGGTCGGATTTGTAAGAGCCAGTTTCCTCGCCTTTGTCCTTGCCTCCCATCATCTTGAAGTCTTTGCCAGTGATTTTGCCGTCTTTGTCTTTGTCAAGTTTCTTTTGACCGCCCTTCAAACCCTTTTCCATGTAATTGCCTTTGTCGCCTTCACCGGAGCCACAGTTTTGGTTGCACTGTGCCTTTTGCTTGGGCGTGCATTCGGAATAACTGCACCCAAAGTGTTTTTGGCAGTATTTGTTTTTTTCACCCATGCTTGCCTTTTCCATGTAATTGCCTTTGTCGCCCTCGCCTTTCAAGCCGGAGCCACAGCCTTCGTCCATGCAATTCATTTTGCACATAGCACCTTTGCACATGCTCCCTTTTCGTGCTTTGACAATTTGCTCTAAGTGAAGAACATGTTGTAATAGTTCGCCTTCTGCTGTTTTGCTGGGTTCGTGCCATCTTGGTTGCATTGTGATCACCTGTATTTAATTGAAGAAGGGCTGGTGTGGCTTGGCATGGAGTTTTCCATTTGTTGCCACTCTTTCAGTTCGTCCATTCCCTTATTGAGCATTTCAGTTCCAAAACCACTGACAAACGACGGTGCGTCGCCAGCCTCACGGTTAAGAGGATCATAGACTTCATCGGATAGTGGAGTGACGGCTTTGAGCCATCCTGCTTTTTTCATCAGTGTTTCGGGGTCGTCCACTGCTTTGGAGAGTGTTGCGTTTTCGGTTTCTAATTGTTCCACCCTTTGTCGCAATTGACGGAGTTCTCCGACCATTTCTTTCAACAAATCAGCGGTTGCTTCACCTGCACTGTCGCTCATATCACATGCCTCCCATCATTGGGCCGGGCATAGGCATTCCGCCGGGCGGCATACCTGCTGGGCCGGGTGCTGGCATGTTTTGTAGTCCACCCATAGGAGGTGCGCTCATGTCGGGCGGCATACCCATTCCGGGCATGTGATTCACCATTCCAGCGTCTTTGAGTCGCACGACTTCAACGAAGTTTCGTGTTTCTTCTATTTGGCTTCGGAGAGCCATAAGTGAAGAGGCGTGTCCCATAACGGAGTCCCCATCCAGATCGTCTGTGTATTTGGATTGGCCGATAGTTCCGATATGTGCGGTGATGTCGGTTGCGAGTTCGGTGAGGCGCATTTCAAAGTCAGCCAATGCTTCTTTGCTGTTGCCATAGACCTTGCCGCTTGAAACAAGTGCGCTCATTTCTTCGGGCGATGGGCCACCGCCGCCAGTCATTTCGGGCGGGGAACTCATTGGAGAAGAAGGTGGTGAGGTTGGCATTGGGTTTGAAACCATTTGGCCGCTTGAACCACTTTCAGTGTCGTCAGCCTTGCGGAGCGAAGCGGCGAAGTCCAAGACTCGCATTCGGTCAGCAATAGAAGGCGAACCACGATACATTGTAATCACTCCTGCTGTGGTCGCCAAATGTTTGCAGAACGCCCATAGCGTGAAACACCAAGAACTGTCGCTCCTTCGGTTCCGTCATAGTCGCTTACGGTGTTATGGTGGCGTGAAACATTCCCAAGAGTTTGTCCTGTTCCTTGAATAATTTCAGTTTCGCTCTTGGTGATTGCGGCTGTTGCCTTCAATGACTTAGCAAGGTTAAGATCGCGCTCAAGGACTGAAAGAGCGTTTTTTGCTTCTTCAATATGCTTTGCCACATCGTCCATATTGTTGTGTGCGATTGCGTTTTGCATGGCCTCCATACTTGCCGTTGCTCGGCGTGCCATCGGATCCATTTTTGCGATTATTCCAAAATCAAGAAAGCCTTCGTTCATCTTAACCAAACCATCCCATGCTATCCCATTAAATGAAGGTTATGGAGAATCACAGCCCTAACCGCCTATCTAAGTTCTTCATGCGTTCCTCCGCATTCTTGATTCCTTGAGGGGCTGTGTCCCTGCTATCTCGTTCGGTTGAAGACATGTGATGGGCACCTTCAAACCGCTTCACATTGGTTGGGCTTTTGCCCTTGCCGGATGTGCGCCGACTATTGAGTCCTAATTGGGATAAGCCAACACGACGAAGAGGCTTCAAATCTGTGCCGTGTGTAGTTCGCATGGCTTCGGGCACCACTTCTTGGCCGTGAATAGGATCCGCTTCGGTTCGCTTCAAAATCTCGTCCATTGTTGGCGGCATTCGCCAATTGCTCGTTTGAACTGGCCCTCCGCCTCCCGGTGGTGCTGGTGCGGCGTTAGTTGCGCCCGGTGGAGGTGGCGGTGGAGGTGGTGCTTCTTTGTAGGAGAATTGTAGGACGCCTTGATCATCACGGAGTTTAGCATCATAACCTGCTTGTTTCATTTGAAGCATGTTGCGAATAGCCATTTCGTCACGGCGCATAACCATGATTTCATCTTCCTCTTCGTGTGGGTGTAAGGACATCTCCCATTCATCAATTTGGAGAGCCGAAAGTAAAAGAGGGAATAGACGGTTGTTGTAAAGGTTTTGACTGGCCGCAAGGGCACGGTTAGTGACAACAATTTGCATTCCTTCGTTGTTCAATCCGCCACCCGAAACATCGTTCATAAAGACATTTGATACGCCAAAGAATGATGAAATACGCTGTCGTATATCGTCTTTGATGGGTATATATTGGAGTTCTTCAAGGGTGTCCATCATACGGACATACTCAAGACCACCACGACCACTCTCCGTTTCAACACCAACAGTGGGAATGTAGTTCGGGTCACGCTCAAGGTGTTCCTGTATGTTTCGTGCTGTTCGCTCCACCGTTTCAAGGTTGGACGATTTAATCACCATAACACCTCTTGGCATTCTTCGCTTTTGATAAGCGGAATACACATAGTTGTCCATTGAAATGAGTGTGTTGACTTGACGCCATAGTGTGGCGACAGGAGAACGACCATAGAGTTTAGACGGCGACCATTTGCTGATGTGGAGGACTTCGCCCTCGGTATAGACTTGACCTGCACCCACACCTGCAAGGTTGATGTAATGAACAGGCACGACTGGCAAACCAGTCTTGGGGCACTTTTCGTCTTTGTTGCCTGTTCGGAATGAACGGTCAAGGAGGCTGGTGTATTGCTTTCCTCCACGCACACCACGCTTGTCGGCAACAATACGCATGAATATGGGGTCAGCACGGGTTATTTCTTTGATGCGATAAAATTGCGGCTTGCCAGTTGTTGGATCTACAAAGTATTCTTTTGTCAGTATGATGTAAGCATCGTCAACGATATTCAAATCCATTTCTATTTCACGGAGAACTTCAAGGAACGATTGAGCCATTCGGTTTTCGGATTTCAACAAAGCGTCAGCATATTCCAATTGCCCTTTATCGGCAGGTCGGACTTCGCTTCCGCACTTCAAACATGACTCCACTTCTTTTTGGTATTCCTCTTCGCACTCTCGGCATTTTGAAACGAACTTTGGTTTCCACACCCACCCCTTTCGGAATGTTTCGGTAGCAAGGTGATTGAGGATAGAGCGCAAAACAAGACACTCAAAAGAAGCCGCATAGAGGGCTGGAATGGTAATTCCCTGCAAAAGTGCTGGTTCTTGAACACCGCTTTGAAACAATGGCATTTCGGGTGTAGGTGTTGAATGGCGTTCCATATCCACACCGAGTGCGGCAAACAAACGATCAATGCGCTTCTTATCGGCGACCATTGACAATCACCTCTTTCCATTCTTCTAAGCCTTCGGTTGATGTATTCCATTTTTTGAGCATTGACACTTGATCTTCGGCCTTTGCTTGATTGAAAGCAATAATGCGCCCTGCGTTTTCATCCCCTTCAAGTGCTGAAAGCAAAATGGCCGCATACGGGAATTGCTTTTCCAAATACGGCAGTGCGACTTTAGCCGCCTCATAAACAGCCCGATCTCCTTCAATTAAGAACTGGCGACCCTCCCACATAATGCTCTCCACACCCAATTCCCTCTTCAAAACATTGGTGTAATCATCGGCACGCTTTGTGCTAAACGGCAGGGCAAGGCGGGGGACGCCCGCTTTAGTGATGGACATTTCACCACCAACCTCCCATAGATTGCCGATGAAAGAATCAATGCGTTTCAAAAAGACAGGGGGTTTGTTTGCCCCGTAGTGCAGTGTCCTGTCGTCATATTTAGTGCCCTTTCCGACCACCTTCATGTCAAATAAGTGCCCGTAGGTTTTGATGAGTCCAGCGACTTCGGCGGTGGTTGCATCCACTCCATAACTGGTGATTGTGGCGGCGTTCATGTCGCCGTGCTTTTGTAGTGTGTTAAGGCACTCTTTGAGAACACTCCTTTCCCTGCGACTCAATCGTTGTTCAGCATTCAACCTATCGTGCCACGCTTTCCAAATCGTTTGGCGTTCGTCTTGACTTTCGGCCTTTTTCACACCGGCCACTGTTTTCCTTAATTGGTATTCCAGCCGTTCGGGATAAAGTGTGAGAAGGTTGAAATCGTTGTCGTGCAATTCTAACAGCCCCCAATCGTTTTCGTCCCACCAATCAAACGCTTTTAGGACAGCATGTTGCTCTTGGCGCAATAGTTCAACGACCGCAGGTATCGCTTCGGTTTCACCCGCTTTTTGAAATAATTCAATCAGATCTGAACCACTCATTCCTATTTCGTCTTTGAAAAATGATTTGCTGACACCAACAACAGGCGTCGCCGTAGTGCCGGGTTGCTCGGTTGGGTTGCTTGGCTGGTCGCCGCCTTTCATGCCTGTTATCTCGGAACCTGCGGTTGCTTGAGGTGGCATGGGTTGTCCTGTTGGGGGCGGGGTTTGTTGTTGTTGCTGTTCGGGCTGTGCCAATTGTTGCTCTTGTTCACTCGTTTCAATTTGCTGTTCAGTTTCAGCCAATTGCTGTTCCTGCTGTCTTTTCTGATCGAGAAGCCCGGTGATTTTGCCTTTCGCCGCATCCAAAAGTTTCGGAGCCGCCTCTTGACCGATTTTCTTTGCGGCGATAGGTGCTAATTTCTTAGCCGCTGGCACTGCCGCCCGTGCCGCTAAACCAAGCAAAGGAACTGCTTTTACTATCGCCTCATCAATTGAGCGAACCTCATAATCCCACATAATTCGTGTCATATTTCACTCCACCCAAGCCGTTGCGTCCACGCCGCCCCATCAAGGACGACAATGTTGTCCCTATATTCCTTTGTCGCTTGAACTGCAAGAGCAAGGGCAATAACTGTATCGTCATGCTTGCCCAGCGATTCCATTTTTCCATTAGGCAACATAGTGAACATTGAAAGTTCATTGAGTAGGGTGTCCATCATGCGCCTTGTCCTGCCTTCGTCTTTGTAAGGCAAAATCAAATGACGCTGTTCAAAGTGCAATTGAAGTGAGTGCATAATCGCTTCTTTTCTCATGCGGCTCATGGTAAATGGTTTGATAGGCAAGTCGCTAATTTCTTTTAGCACTTGGTGGAACGCTTGAGCGAAATTGTTTGTTTCCAGTTCAACAATGACTGGATTGAATCGGGCATTCAATTCAATAATTTTGTCAATTTGAGAATTAAAGTCCATTCCCTTTTCACGGTGCATCCAAACAACACGCTTATGTCGGTTTTCGTCCATAGCCAAAACGCACATGCAAGTATAGTCGGCTTTTCGGTCGGGGCTGATAGCAGGATCCCAGCCGATGTAATAATTGACATTCTCATCAAAGTCGCCCGCATACGGGTCAAAGACAAAGGCATGGTCTTCGTCTTTACACGGATCAGTCATGTCCACTGGGAATAGGCTTGATTCACTGGCAATAGGTTTGCACAGGTATTCACGGGTGAAAGCAATTGAAGTCATTTCGCCACGCCGTTGTTGTAGTGCTTCAAGCGACCAGCGTTCCGGCCATAGAGGATGTCCAGTTTCTTCGCTTATTGCTGGGTATTCTCCCACTTTGTAGCCTTTCAAACCCTTGAGTTCTTGGTATAAATCGGTGTATGAAAACGGAGTTCCGACGATACATAACTGTGCAGTGTGGTGGAGAACAGGCAGGAGGGCTGTGTAAAACCATGAAGCAATATGCGTCAATTGGGTTGCGGCTTCACTGGACAATATGTCGTCCAGCACTACAATGTCGGGGTGGGCACCACGAACTGCTTTGCCGACTGACATAGCCGATATTGAGGACTTGTTAGTGAACTTGAACTTCTGTTTAGCCCACCCACGCTTTGGCTTCAAATGTTGAAGTGTGGGTATTGATTCAATCAATTCGTTCATTTTCGCCATGTGTTCAATAGACTGGTGTTGGCTGTGTGAAAAGAATAACACTTCTGTGCCGGGATTGTAAGCCATTTTCCATAACAAATAGACACGATAAAACACGGACTTTCCATGATCACGAGAAGCAATAACACATGTTTTGTTATGGTTCTCGCTCATTTCAAACCATTCTTGGTGAAAGTCGGCGACCATGTAATTTTCTTCTTTTCCGCAAATGTCTTCAAAAAAATACTTGAAATCCCTGCGTCCCATCTCCCAATCCACTTGACGGGCGAGATCTGCAACGGGGGCACTCATGGCGTTCACCGGCCACTTGCTTCTTGTATATCTTCAGCACTTATGCCGTGTGCGTCCTCTAAAGTTCCGGCATTGTTGTAAATTGCCGACTGTGCTGATTTGTTGCCGTTTCTTGCGGCTTCCATAATCTCGCTAATCTCGTCGGACGATGCACTGCCGCTAATACTCAAACCGTATTCTTTTTCGGGTGCGCTTTCTTCACTTGGCTCGTTTTTTTTTGCGGCCTGTCGTTCTCTTGAACGAAGTGCCGCATCACCCAGTCCTTTAACAGCGGTTTTCTTTGGATTCTTGGTGCGCTTGCGTGCTGGCTTTGCTTTGTTGGCGAACGGTTTGCTGGGGTCTTTCCCTGCCTTTCGCTTTTCGGCGACAGTATTCACGCTTGCGAGAGCCGAGCCTTTCTTTGGCTTGGCTTTGGAGGTTTTTGCCTTTACATTCGCCGCACCCTTCTTTGGCTTGGCTTCAATCCTTTCAGCCCCTTCACCGATTTCCATTTTAGGTGCTTTTTTAGAGGTTGTTGCCTCCACCTTCGCCGCACCTTTCTTTGGCTTGGCTTTGGAGGTTGTTTCTTTCACCTTGCTTGCACCCTTCTTTGGAGGTGCTTCTTCTCGCATTTCTTCGGTGCCTTCAAGTGGTTTCTTCGCCTTCGCCTTTCGTTTGGAGGCTGTGGTCTTCACTGCTTTTGCGGCTGGGCTTTTCTTAGCGGCCTTCTTTGGAGGTGCTTTTTCTTGCTGTTCCTCCGGCATGACATTGTATTTTTCGTTTCGCATTTTTTCCCTGCGCTTTCTTTCCATTAAGCGGTTATCTTTTCCGCTTCTTGCTCTTGGATCTTGCTTGGCCTTGTCGGCTTCGCTTCGCTCGTTGATTTCATTTTGAAATCCTGTGCGTGCTTTGGACGGAGGGCCGACCATTTCACCGGGTTTGTTTTCTCCGGTTGATTCGGGCAACATCCTATCTTCGCCCACAGGTCGTGGTGAACGGTCGGGGAGAAGTCCTTTCACACCTTTGCCACCAGTAGGCAGTGGATTGGTGAGGCGTTCCTCTTGCTCGTTGATTTGTTCAAAGTCGGCTTCGGGGGTTTCTTCCATCACATCAGCACCTTCAATGCCGTCCCACCAATTTGGGTTTTCTTCGGCATATTCCTCCATCGGTTGCATAACATCACCGTGTTCAGCCGGACTATATTGAGGTTCAATTTCAGTATTGAAGTCGGGAGGCAGTTCTTCTCGTTCTTCTAATCCGTTCATTTGACCGAACGGATCAACGAACTCTCGCTGTTCCTCCACTGGTGCTGGGGCTTCGGGTCGGGGTTGCCTCATCGGCTGTTCCTCCACACCAGCAAAGCGGTCATAGAAGTTGTCGTCCACTGGCTCACGCATGGCCTCCATGCCAGCCTCAACGGCGGTCGGAGGGGTCATGTCCTGTGCTTCTTGCATAGGGGACGGCATTGGTGTTTCAGTCATTTTCGCCCTTGTAGCGGCTCGGAGGTCGTTGCCTTGCTCGGCTTGTTGAGTTTGTTGGGTTTCGGCTTCTCGCTGTTCCCGAAGGGCATTCATTCTGTCCCATTCGGCTAAATCATTAGAACCGGCTCTTGCGTTTCTAACGACAGACTGTCTTGTTGGGAAACCGTCTTCGCCTCTTTGATCGGCAGTAGCCATTCTAAACGAAGGAGGATATTCGGCTCTTGGCATGTCCCTAAACGCACGGGTTTCGCCCTGTGGTTCCTCTTCCTCTTGAAGTGAAGGTGGAGTGCTTTCGGTTTGTTGCGACGGCTGGCGTCTAAAGCGATTCATCAAGTTGCCAATACCTTGCTTGGCTCGGCCAAACATTCCCGTCTTGTTTGGATCACGGGTTTCGCTTTGTCCTTGACGGAAATTAGCCCCCATGCCAGTCGGCGGGGCAGGTTGGTCTAAAGAAGCACCATCGTTCATTTGTCCGAATGGGTCAATAGGTTGAGGTGAAGATTGTGTGCGTTGTTGCGTTTGTTGTTGGCGTTCTTGATCGCGTCGCTGTTGTGATGCCTGTTGGTTGGCTTGAAACCGTTCATATTGTTCGGGACTCATTTGCATTGGAGCCTTTACGACACTTTCCCACACATGCGAGAAAAGTGCATCATGCGGTGGTTCTTTGCGTAGTGGTTCTTTGCCCAGCATTTCAGCACGGGCTTTGAGTAGCATGTCGTCGTATCTGTCCATTTGAAATCACCTTCTCATTTGTTTGCGTAGCATAATGTGTTCAATTGAACTGTGAATGCGATTTGCGGATTGTTGGGCTTTGCCGAACATTGGGTTCGCCACTGTGTTGCCCATGAAGCGTTGTTGCATGTTATTCTGTGCTTGATTGTAGCGTTGTGTTTGCGCCTCGTTCTTTTTGTTGGCTTGGTTGCGAGCCATGATTCCTGTTGTCCCCATACCGCTTGTCAATCCCATTGACAAAACATCGGCAATTTTTCCGCCCATAGAACGGTCTTTCATCCATGTTTGCTTTTCGCCGCCTTTTCCGGCTTGAATTGCTTGAGCGTCGGCACCGAACGCCATGTTCTGTGCCATTTGTTGCATGTTGTTGGCTTGGCCTCCGCCACCTTGTTGACCCTGCTGACCCTGCTGTCCTTGCTGTCCTTGCTGACCCTGCTGTCCTTGCTGACCCT